GAATATATTGAGGAGCATCAAGACATGCTGGAGGAGGCTGTTTTTGACTGAGCACGAGAAAGAAAAACAAAAGAAAAAATACCGACAGCGTATTCAAGAAACAAAAGATGCCAATAAAACCATTAGAGAGTACACCCGAAAACATACGGATGTTGGAGGATTTGAAGAAACAACAGGGGACGAACACAGCAGTGAGTCAGAGAAACAAATGCCCCATTTGCAATAATTGGATTACTAAGAAAGCACGTGGTGTTTGCACTGTATGCTACATGAAAAATAGAGGAGAGCAAAAATAGAAACATCTCGGTTTAAGAACAGTTTTGGCGAGAACATCTTTAGGTTTAAATATGCACAAGGACCTGGAGACACTTGGGATAAACTTGCTGAGCGCCTTGTAGAAGATGTTTGTGGTACTAGGTGGGGAACACAGCCCAAGCTTATGTCAGACAATGAGCGTAAACAGCTTGTTGAATACATCAAGGAAATGAAATTTATCCCTGGTGGACGTTATCTGTATTATGCTGGTCGGGAGTATAAGGCATATAACAACTGCTATTTGCTTCGCGCAGAGGAAGACACAAGGGAGGAGTGGAGTGCTGTTACCTGGAGGGCAATGTCTTGTTTGATGACGGGTGGTGGTATTGGTATTGATTATAGCCGCCTTCGTCCTGCAGGCAAAGCACTTGGCCGGACGGGGGGTACAGCATCTGGTCCCGTACCTTTGATGTCTGCTATCAATGAGATTGGCCGTAACGTAATGCAAGGTGGCTCACGCCGATCTGCTATTTATGCTTCTCTCAATTGGCAGCATGAGGATATTAAGGCCTTCCTACACGTCAAGGACTGGAAGCATCAACCTATTGGTACCAGTGGTTTAACAGCCCATGACATTAAGCAGCAAGATTTCAACTTTGCTGCCCCATTGGACATGACAAACATTAGTGTAAACTACGATGATGCATGGAACTTCAATGAGAATAACCCCGTATTCCTAGAGAACTGTCGACAAGCTCTTATGACAGGTGAGCCTGGTTTTAGCTTTAACTTTGGTAGTAAGCAAAATGAAACGCTTCGTAACGCATGTGTTCCAGGGGAAACACCCATCCTTACGTCTAGTGGTTACAAACAAATTCAGGATCGTGTTGGACAAATTACAACGATTTGGAATGGAATAGAGTGGAGCGATGTAGTTCCATTCAGCACAGGTATTAATTCCACAGTACTGGTATCTTTATCTGATGGTACCTCCCTAGAATGCACTCCTTATCACAAATGGTGTTTAGCGGATGGTTCTCGTGTTGAGGCACGAGATTTACAGGTAGGTAACCTCCTTGCTAAGTTTGAAATGCCAATTATTAAATCACCAGACTACTGTGTTAATGTAGGAGTTAGTGGATACAGTCAGGGGTTTTACTCTGGTGATGGCAACACAGGCCTCAATCACTCCTGGATTTACAAGCCAAAGGAAAGTGTAATTCCCTTCCTAAAAGGGAAGGTATCAAGTTTTAATGAAAAAACAAATAGGTATGTCTGGACACACGGACAAATGCTGCCTAAGGACTATGTGCCTATAGGTAAATATCAGACTTATTGTTTAGAGTGGCTTGCAGGTCTGATTGATTCTGATGGAACGGTGACACGTGACATTAACGGAAATGGTATTCAAATTTGTTCCACAAATAGGAAGTTTTTGTTAGATGTACGTCTGATGCTTACTCAACTAGGTTGTCGTGCCAAGGTGGTATCAGGTGACGATGAAGGTCTCCGTGAAATGCCTGATGGTAAGGGTGGTAGTGCTGAGTACTATTGTAAGGAAACTCATCGACTGCTAATTGGTAATACAGACACTTACAGCCTTATTCAACAGGGCCTGTGCTGTCACCGGGCAGTACTACATGGCGATAAACCACAACGGGACGCACGAAGGTTTGTCACGGTGGTCTCAGTTGAATCAGCCCAAAATGCTGTGGAGACCTTCTGTTTTACGGATGCTAAAAATGGAACAGGAACATTTAATGGGATCGTTACGGGAAATTGTACAGAAGTTACATCTGAAGATGACTCAGACGTATGCAATCTTGGTTCTATTAACATGGGTAACATTAAGAGTTTGGAGGAGTTTCAGAGCGTTGTATCGCTCGCTTCAAAGTTCCTCGTCTGTGGAACTCTCCGTGCTGACCTACCCTACACAAAAGTATACAAGGTTCGTGAGAAAAATCGGAGGCTCGGTCTTGGACTCATGGGAATTCATGAATGGCTCCTTCAAAGAAAACTCCCCTATCAAGTAAATGAAACGCTTCATGAATGGCTTAAAGTATATCGTGACGAAAGTAAACGAGCCGCGGACGAACATTGTGATCGTTTCTTCCTTAGTCATCCTGTTGCCTATCGTGCCATCGCTCCTACGGGAAGTATTGGTATCCTTGCTGGTACTACTACTGGAATTGAGCCTCTTTTTGCAGTGGCGTACAAACGTAGGTTCCTTACAGAAGGTACTAAGTGGAAGTACCAATATGTTGTGGACGGCACTGCTAGTGGCCTTATCAGTAAGTACGGTGTGGACCCTAGTTCAATTGAGTCGGCATTGGATTTGAGTACAAAGTATGAGCAGCGAATTGCCTTCCAGGCAGATATACAAGATTACGTTGATATGTCAATCAGTTCCACTATTAATCTCCCCGCTTGGGGATCAGAAGACAACAACGAAACAAAAGTGCAGAGTTTTGCAGAGACTCTTGCTAAGTATGCTCCTAGACTCAGAGGATTTACATGCTATCCAGATGGAAGTAGAGGAGGTCAACCACTAACTTCTGTTCCTTACGAAGAAGCTCTCCAGAACAAAGACGTAATATTTGACGAAGTGGATATTTGCTCTATTACAGGTAAAGGTGGCACTTGTGGTGCATAATAGGAAACAAAATGAGTACATTTTCTTTGAATCTTGATATTGGTTTTAACCTTGGCTTCATTGTAGGCTTTCTCATTGCAGACAAGGAGCAATGTGAGGAATGTGGTCTCAAATGGGGCTTTACCATTCAACTTGGTATTTTGTCTGTAAACATCTTGTCCTATGATCCAGAGGCTTTTGAAGAGGAAGAAAAGAATCCACAAGAGTAAGAGGAATTTTATCCTCTTTTATCCTGAAAAGGATAATTCCACATAAGTGTAAGGATAAAAATAAAGCCCCCAAGGAGCAATCCAAGGGGGCTTTTGTGTTTCTAATTGTCTACAAATATCAACAAATGTATAGTATTTGAAACATTCTCTAAATATTTTTAGATAAGATTTTACTTAGGAAAGACCCAACTCTGTGTACGTACCTGTTCGGCTACGCGCTTAGCTCTGTTGGGTGAATCTACCTTAGCCCACTTGCTCTTTAGCATTTGAGTAGCGGCCTCTTCAAACTTCCTCTCTTTGAGTAGCCCTAAGGTTGTTTTAAACCCTAGTAGCCCATCAACACCCATTTGGAATGCCATACTTACTAAGGCACCCTGCACAGGCTCAGGCATCTCTACAATCCATGGGATAGCATCAAACAACAATGTACTCTTCTCATTGATATCGTTGTTCAACAGGTAAGAGATTTCATCTGGTGAAAGACCGCCTCCCTTACGTTTGTCAATGAGCCGGCCAACTCCAATTGTCCAGTAGCCCTTAGAGTCTTGGTAGGCACTCCTCTCGACACTTTCTTCAAGGCGTAGCAGTTTGTTTAGATTTTCTTTCATCTTCTAGGTCCTTCAGTTTTTTAAGCATCAGCATTGTCTTAACAGTGCTCTTTGGATCTGCTTGTTTACGCTCAACACGGGACATAAACTCATCCTTAGCCTGCTTCTGAAACAGTTCCTCTAGATTGTCAGGGTTGCCTCCAATCTCTTGGTATAGAACAATCTTGTCGGTTATTTCCTTCCCATTGCGAACATCGCTGTACATCTTTTCAAGTAAGGCTTTCTGTCTGTCTTTAGCAACAGCTTCCTGCTGTTTCAAATTCCACAACAAGTCGTTCTGTACAACTTCCTTCTGAGACTTCATGCCCATGTTAGCTACCTTCTGGTCGAAAGGCTCTCTCACAGTGGTTGCTTCCCTCTTAGCAAGGTCTTTACGAGCAAATGGCAAGGTATCTCCGTTAGGTCGTTTAGCTTGTGTATATTGCGCTAACAAGTTTTGAGCCACAAACTCTTTCAACCCGGGCGGTGTAACATCTAAAGCAGCCTGACTCCATTTAACAGGATCATCAACACCAGCAGTTGCTGAGGCAATACTTGTGAGCTGACGGGTAATGTCAACTAACATACCACCAGGGATCTGTGGAGCATCTATGATACTTGGTGCATTCAAGCGGCTATTAAACCCTATGCCCGTAGATGTACTCAAAGCACCATAGGTCAATGTTTCACCCGTAGATAGGTTGTTAGGTCCGAACATGGACAACATCGTTCCCTTAATCGACCAATCTTTCACCTCATTCCACATCTTGGTAGGCATCATGTTTGCTTTTACAAACTCCCATGCTTTGTCAAGATCGTTAATAAATGGTAGTCCAGCAGCACCAGCAACAAGCCCTTGTATCACCAATCCCATAAAGAACGGACGTGGATTGCCGCGAGCAAGCTCACGACTAAAATAGGACCACTGATTAAACCAGTTGACATTGAAAGTTTGCAGCGTGTTAAACGCACTGCCGACATTCCCTGCCTTAGCAAAGATGGGTGCTTTCTCTGTTTGACGAGCATCACCCATAGAAGCATTGGTGTAGTCTTCTGCGAGCTTAAACATGTCTCCCCAAGTTTCCTTGGTAAATTTCCCACTGTCTTGTAAATGCTGCACATAGCTCATATAAGCCATACCACGAGTAAATGTATCCACTAAGGATACAGTTTTAGAAATACCTCGTGTGATAATATTGCCTTGTCCAATGGGTGTTTCATCATAAGAGCTACGATTGGTCACACTGTTGTTCTCAGCATATTCCAAGGCAGCTTTCATGTGAGCAGGAAGCATAGCCATTTTACCAGTGTCAAGAGTACCACGAACCCCATCAATTGTATGCACTGCACCAAGCTGCAAACCACCAATGAGACCCATAATACCTGTCGAAATAGGATTGTGACTATATCCCTTAGCAGAAAGATCGCTATGCCAAGCAGCAGTGTTGGTAAGCTGAATAACCTGCACAGCGTTGTAACCAATACTTCCCATTAGCTTCTGCGTAATCCAAACATACTTGACACCACCGATTGCATCTCCAACGGCTTTAGGTGAAACACCAAATACCTTACCCAATTCACTTTCTACCATACGAACAGCCCGGTTCTCACCAAATCCTAGAGCATTCTGTACATATTCCTGTGCCCATTTGACTTGCTGAGGATGCTTAGCAACGAGTTGTTCGTTGCTAAGAATTTCTTTCAAATTGGGCATGGCCTTCTGGATCTCAGCCCACTTGGAAGCATTCTTAGCATACTGAATTTGCTGTTGAAAGAATTGCTTTGCATCCTTAACAGGGTTTACCCAGGGCCTGTCTCCAACATATCCCCGCATCCCTGTCTTCTTCTTAAAATGCTGTGTGTTTGCTAGAGCAGCATTTGCTGTAGTACTAGCATCTGCTTCTACAACCTCTTGTATTTGCTTTACTAGGGGATTGTCCCTACCTAAGATATCTATGAGGGTTGTATAGGCACTTTGCAGGTCATTTGTCTCTACACCACGGGCATTGAGTCTGTCAAACTTACGACCAAGGGTAAGACCATCTACCTTCTTCATCAAGGCTTTAGCTTGTAGGTCTGCACCTAGGCGTGTATCAGCCCGCACCTTCCAGACAACCTCACCAGCAGCATTCTTAAGCTCTACACCAAAATCACCATCCCATCGTGCAGCATGGTAGGCTTCCATTCCCGTAATGGGTTCTTTACCCTGAGCAGCACGACCTTCGTTTTGTTTTGTAAGTATTTGGTCGAATAGTTCACGAATAGCTTGGTGTGAACGAATTTGCTTTTCGTTGAATCCAGCTTGAGCAAGATGATCTGGAGTATATCTAAAATTGCTGTCCAGCTCTTGTTTTATGGTAGCATGTATTTCGACAAGATCGTTGTCTGACATCTTACGAAACTCACGTTCAACAGGGAAAACATGTTCACGTACCCACTTCTCACTGCGCTTACCGAAGTTCTGAACAATTTCACCAACTCCCTTTATAAGGGGGCTGTTGCGTTTTAAAGCTTCCAAGGTAGCACCAGCACTAAACTGCCTGTTTGCACCGCCTGTAGGGCCTTCTAAGGCCTTAGCTACCACACTAGAGGCAAGAGGATCAGGCTGGATGCTTGTGGACTTTTCTCTTTGGATGATGTTGTTAAGCACTTGCTCTTGTGAAACTTGTGTTACATCCCGTGTACGGAGAGGCTCAAGCAGCTTAGCAAACCCATCTGCAATTTCTTTGAAATTTAATCCACCACGTTGGCCTTTAGGTACAAACTTCTCTCCTGCTGCTACTGCTACACGAGTACGCACAACCGGGTCAGTGATGTTACCCAACACCAATTCACGACTAGCTCCTTCTTGAATACGGATAGCCTCTTGTTGAACAAACTCTGTTACCTTCTCGGGGTAATTGCGTTGCCATTGCTTCCAAGCATCTGGAGTTGTTTTACCTGACGGGGCTACCATCCCCTCGTGCTTGTTGTAGAAAGCTTCATACAAGGCCCTACCAACACCAGTGCCTTTAACGCTGTCATCAACCTTCACCATATCGATGTTAGCATTCTCTCCGATTTGTTTAGCTTGTCCCTCTAGCAGATTGTCTTTCAGATAGCCAACCTTCTTACCGTCGATGTAGGCCTCAAAGCCCGTGTCTGTTTTCCGCACCTCTACTTTAGGAGAGGAAGTCTCTACCTCGGCCTTGTTAGCTATCACGTCCGGGTTAACATCTCTTTGTACTGTAACATCGACATTGTTATCCTGCGGCTTTGTTGTTACATCAGGTTGTTCTTTAGCGGTAAGGTCTAGACTACGTTGTTCAGGAGTATCAATGAACAAGTCTCTTTGTGGAGAAGCTTCGTTCTGTACTTTAGCTATAGTTTCCGCATCGGATACAAATGGAAGTTCACGTTGCATCTCATTAGCAATAGGCTCACGAACAGGAGCAACATCTGCTTGTTTAACCTTCTCAGCTTCAGCAATGAGCTTTAGGTTGTTGAGTCTGTCTGCTGTGCTCTTAGGGCGATAGTTGGGTTTAGCCATTACTCCTAGTGTAAAACCAGGAACCATAGCCAAACCTGTCGTTTCCAGAGTAGGTTTGAAAATGTCCTTGGTGGCTTGTTGATCTGCCTCAGCAGAAATAGCAAGTCTAGTTGCAAAGTCCTGGGCCGCGTTAACACCAGCTCCAGCAACACCAGTTGCAAGTCTTTGTACAACAGCTTTCTTAGCCATTGAGGCAGGTACACCTTTAAGTAAGGTGCTTGCCCCCTTACCCATAGGTATTGCAGCACCAACTACATTACCAGTTGTATCATAAAGAGCCCCAGATATAGCTTTATCCAGAGTCTCTCCATTGTCAATCATGGTTTGACCTGTGTCAGCAGGAGAGAAAGGAAATGTAACAATACCGGGAATTGCTGATATAACCTTACCACTAAAGCCCTGTTCTTTGTTCTCGGGGTTAGCCCATTGTTGCATAGCTTGAGTACGCTCTTTAGAAGCAGCATACAACTTGTCTCCCAAATCATCAGCACCGACCATATTGGCAGCCATCAAATGACCACCTGTCATATATTTGTCAAGTACACCACCAGCAGTAGCTAAACCAATTTTAGCATCTTCCCACAAAGTTGTCTTGGGACCAGCGGTCTCCCATCCCTGGGCATCTTCCCATTGATTGTTTGTTGCGTCTTCCCAAGAATCACTCATTATTTAGGTTTCCTTTGTGGTTTACCGTCGGGGCTAATCCGATAGTCATATTTATCTGGATCATAACTACCAAAAGCCTGTTTATAAGTAGCTGCTGCCTTAGCTTCAGGTGAGGCACTGTTGTTTGGACTAGCTGCAATTGGGTTGTTTTGTCCCATTGGAGTGCCTGATACCATACCAGGTAGGGGTGCTCTAGGAACAACCTCTACACCAGCAGCACCAAGGTCAAACTTACCCTCCTTAGCTGCCTCAGCCCGTAGTTTAAGGTTTGCTTGATGTGTCAGAGCAGCACGCTGAGCTTCTTGCTGGTAGAAATTAGCGCGCTCTATGTTACCTGAATCTGCTGCCTCAATAGCTAAGGCATTGTACAATTCTGCTGCCTTGTCCGGAGACATTCCTTTAATTTTATCTGCCAGTCCCTTGGGTGCCTGCATCCTGGCACCCGCAGCAGCCATACGTCCTGCGTTGTTTTCACGAGCAACCGCAAGGCTGTTCTCCCCCATCATCCTCAGCTTTTCTTTCTCCCTATCCGCAAGAGCAGCAGCCTTAGCTTGTTCTTGTACAATGGCACGAGAAAGCATGGACCTTTGTTTACCTTGCTCTACCTCCCTAGGATCACGAGACCTCAACATCATATCCGTTTCAGTATCGAACATCTTAATGTCTTCTGCCTTAAAATCATTATACAGATGTTTAGCAGCAGTTTCAATCTCTTGTTGAATAGAGGTACCAGCACGAACATCAGCAGTACGTTTCTTCAGGAAAGCATCTGCCTGATAGCCAGGGAGCATTGCCGCACTCTGGTCAATGTTTGCTTGTTTTTGTTGAAGATCTAAAGGCTGATCTTGAGACTTAAACAGCATATCTTGTAATGCTTGTTGTTGGTTAATCTTCTCATTTTCTTCTGCAGCCATCATCTGCTGTGTGCCGTAGTATGCAGGCATAACACTCTGAGCCCCAAATAGCTGATTTAGAGCTGGATATTGTACATTAACTTGTGCCATAATATTCCTTAAAATAAGGCCTGTAGCCCAGCTTTAAATTTCTTTAGTTCTTCTGGTGTAGACCTTTTGGCTTTAGCTTCAAGTTTATCAAATAAAGAAGTACCTAAGCTATCTACTGTTTTAGCCGTGTTAACATACTCACCATCAGACAACCGAGCTAATATACTATCACTAGTTCCTGTACCCGGTCCTTGTACATGTCCACCAGTAGCATAATCATTAGTAGCTGCTGGCATAGTTGGCTGTCCGGGTTCTGTTTCAGTAGGTGTGGCTTCAGCAGTAGGAGGGCTAAACATCCTACTATCTGGGTTTTGTTCCCTAAACTGCATATATTTATCAATAGCCTCATCAGTCATTCCCATACCACCTAGAGTACCCCTCACTACACGATCACGTCCAGCAATACCTCCACGATTGTTTGCTCCTCTCTCGTACAAGGTATCTACTACTCGTCTAGGATCTCCTTCGTTTCTTCCTGTAACATCCAAAAGTAAATTACCCATTACATTAGCAACTCCTAATAAAGGAACTGCCATACTAATGCCGGAAGACAAGGCACTGTTTACATAGGCGTCTTGGTTATCTGCAGATCCTGCTAGAGCAGCTACCATTGACCCACCTGGACCTAGAAAATCACCCATACCTGCAGTAGTAGATATGCCATTAAAGGTGCGGGCCGTGTTAGCAGCCGTCTGAGTGTCTGATGGTTCCTCTTGCTCACGTTTTTTAAAAATACTCTCCTGTAACTTAGGACTATTTTGGTTGGGTGCCCTATATGGAGATTCATTTTGTTTAAGTTGTGCTTGATACTTTGGGCTTAAAGCCTCAAAAATATTTACTTTACCTCCTTCAGCATAACCAGGAGCAAAGACACTACTATAATCTGTATCGCTTAAACCTGCAGAGTAGTCGTTTGCATATGAGGTATCAAATGCTGAGGAGTAGTCTACACCACTATCTGAAGCACCACTAAAGTCATAGCTGTCATAGGTGGATGGATTGTAACCTAAATCTTGCTGCCCACCAAAATCATAGCTGTCATAGTTATTATCTACGCTTATCCCAGGCTGTGAAGTATTTGGGCTGTAGTTATATCCATCTGCTTGTCCAGCATCTCTATTATCACCTAAATCTCGTTTCTTAAATAATCCTTGAACAAAAGGCGACAGCTTACTAAGTCCACCACTTCTTGCTATAATTGATGCAACATCCCTACCTGTGCTTGTTCTTGCTCCCTGCTTCTGTTGATACAGAGTATTGAGAGTAGGTGCATTCTGTGCTTGTTGTCTAGCATTAACTTCAGCAAGTTTTGCTTGGAGCTCTACTTCACGTGGGCCATATTGACTTCTACGGCCTTTTTGAGCATCTCTGCGCTCTAATTGTTGACGTAGTTGTTGAGCATATGGGCTGTCAGGACCAAACTGAGCTTGAGAAGACCTAATGTCATTGATCTGAGTATTAGCATCCTGCCTAGCTTTATTTGCATTGTACGCACCTAAACCTCCGAGAACGCCTAGTTCTGCAAGTTTGGTGTAGTCTGTTTCGTTTGCCATAATATTCCTTTACTAAGGCTTAGTTGTTCCTAAATCTGTCCAGGTGACTACACCAGCATTACTAATAGTTGCTCTCCAATAGTGAGCATTAGGACTCTGTAAAACAAGTCCTTTAGTAGAATCATCAGAGATAATATCTCCAGGCACGTCTACTTTTGTTACGCCGTATCCAGCAAGTGTGGTTGGAGTGTTTGTAACTATTGTCCAGTCAATGGCGGCAGTTAAAGCAACAAGTGTTCTAAGTTTCTCATACCAGTCATTCCAAAAAGCATGTCCAGGAGGTACGCCCGTAGGGGCTGGTGGTAGTTTAAAGGTCATAGTTAGTATAGAGCATTAGAAGTACCACCATTATCTTTATAGTACAACTTGTTGTCCGCACTATTACGAAATATTGTGTTGTTTCCAGCAGTCCCTGCGGCTACTGCCGTCATAACTAAATAACGCAAGTCTGAGATTTGCAAAAAAGTATCAATTGTCATTGCTCGCTGAGACGCACCAGTCCCATCTACATAAAACTCAAACTTACTTCCACTAGAGCCAGCTACAGGATCGGCAAAGAACTGCATAGTTCCAGCACCATCTACCTTTATATCACCTCTTGCAGTTGAAGCCGCTTTCTGCCTCATCTGAATCAGAGGTGTGTTTGTAATAAGCTGGAATGCTTCTGGAGATATCACAGTAGTACTACTTCCAGTAGCTGGGTAGTTGTAGCTCACCACATACTGATTATAACTGCTGTTGTTCAGAAACTGTGACATAAGCTCACTAGCAAAGATTCCAGAACTGCGTGCATCAAAATCGTATCCAGTACCTGTATTGAAATATCCAGCAGCACATTGGTTATTACCAACAACCAGATTGATACTATCTGTAACTCTAACATATCCACCAGACGGTGTTGCAATACTTAAATCGTTGTAGCTGAAGTGGTTATTAGTAACAGAGATGTTAGTATTAATCTGAAATACAGGTGAGCTAAGACTATCAACACGAAGACCATAGTAGTTTGGATGAGAAGCAGTAAACTCATTTCCATCACATTTAAGGTTTTCACAGCCTTTAATATATACTTGGTTTGTAGTACCTGCACGGACATATGGGGGAGTGCTAGGTTCTGTGAGTAGTTGCCCATGGAAAACATTATTACGAATCCAAATACCAAAGAAAGGCAAATTGCTACGTCCAGCTACTGAAGCACTGCTAGTATCAATGTCAAAATTAATAGCTGGTGTCTCAAACTGGTAAAATAGGTTGTTTTCAATCCATAGATAGTTAGGGCTACGATCAGAGTTACTTGGCTGTTTACTATGAATAACCCCATCCCCAGTACTAGTGTTACCCATGGCTTTAAATCGGCATTCACGGATATGACTTTCACGTAAAGGAGAAATCATACGGATAGCACATCCCTTGATACTCTCGCACATCACCCGCTCAATCTTTACACCTTCCACATAGTTGGCATCCGCGCTGGCCTCTTGAATTGTAATACAATCAGCTACAGTAGTGCTTTGTGTACCATTGACATAACTAGGTGGCAACATACGAAAATCAGATATAGTGACATTTCGTGCCTGAATATTAAACCCTTTACCACCAGCAATGATTTGAATATCCGTTTTACCCATGCCTTCACCACGTGCTTCTTGTCCACGGGTAGTAATGTTTACAGTACTAAACCTAAGTCCATTACAGAGCCTGATTTTCTTACCACTATCAAAGGCACTTTGCATTGCTGCTGTGTGATCTAGTGAATAAGTTAAAGCATCTACGTCAGCACGCTGGGCAGATGTCATATAATAACGAGGAGAAACCTCGTTAAAGAAATTTCGATATACCCAGTCATTAACATCCTGAAACCAAGCAGCAGGTACGGCTGTGATATAATCTACAAAAGTTGTATCTGCCATTAAGCGCTCCCAATATTAATATTTACTTCTAAAGCAGATACTCTAAAAGGTAAATTGTCTGTATATTTAATTTTAAATGCTCTCTCATTGAAAGCTCCGAGTTGGGTTATTACAGGTTTTTTAGAATTTATATCTAGATACCTACTTGTTGAGAAACTTTGGTAGTCATCATCAGTCCAACTAATGTCCACTGTGCTAGCAGTAGTTGGCCTATCACATAGTAATATTGCCCTGCCCATTGTCTTTTCAACATGTGTCTCAAAGTTTTCTTTGTCTGTAACAATAATACAGGTAAAGTTTGTACCTGCATCTTGATATAAACTTTCATCAAACTTATAAACAGCCCTGTCACCTTCGTAAGTAAATACTGTTTTACTAGTTGTACCTGTAATTACATTTGTAGCATATTTCATAGGAAAAGTATATTGGTTATTACCATATACCCACCGATGCCAAAGCTGTGTTTCAAGTTCCATTACCCAAGTTCGTGAACCTGTATACAATACATAAAACTCTCTACCATACATAGATACAATATTTGCTCGTAATATTGTGTCAAAATCTACACTTAAAGATGCAAGGTGTTCCCTAACAGCTTCATTACCTACCGATGTAAGTTTCATTTCTTCTACCATAAATACATCCGGTAGTGCTCCGTTTTGGTTACCTACAAAGTATATTTTATTACCTACACGTGTAAGTCCGCCCAATAGGCCAGCGAGCTTAACCGGAGTGTCATTACGTTGTAGAGGGCTACCACTATCATTAGCGGCATCCCAAAAATACTCCATAGAACGTGTACCAGCAGCAAGTATATAGTTGTTTAACCGTGTTAGATAAACAGCTCTATCTGCTAAAATTTCCGCTGTGATAAAATTACCAGGAGTCCATGCAAGAGGATCGTTTAGATCACTATTATAGATATCTGCTGAATTAACTGCAATCACATAAATGTATCCGTTTAAGAAAACTGGATAAGGTAAGTGCACAGGCATATCAGCATCGGCACCTGTGACAAGAGTCATAGCACTGTCTATAGTTACCATCTTTGTACCGTCTGTAATAACTATTTTAACAGTACCTGTATCATATAGAAATGCTTCAAATCCAACCTCAGTAGACCCAGAGGTAAACAAAGATGTAAATGTTGTTACTAAGGCCATTGTTTGAGAGTTGTAAACATAAACATCATCGTCAATAGCAATAAATAATCGTTCCTGTTCCTCCCAATGGTATAAACCACGTTGTGAGCCTGTACCTGTAGCAGCAATAATTTGACTATTTCCAGCACGCTTTAAAACATCAATAAAGTTTTCCTGTGTTACTTTGTTCTTGATGAAGTTTGGAAACACATTAACGTAGTTGTTGTCTTTGTTATCAGCAGAAAATACACCACGTGAATTTAGCTCTTTAAACAAAGGGAACATCTTTGTTTTATACGTGCTCTCTACTGGGGTTTTTGAATAGGCCATTAGCTTCTCCAATGCCCAAAGCGCTCAGGACTAAAATATATTGATGTCTCATCATTCCCAAAGCTCTCAGCAGTTGTTTGATGCTGCATTGCCTCTTGCATAAGTAGTTGCCTATCTTGCAATGGTACAGCAAACTCAGGAGCTAGTGCAGCAGCAAGTTTATAAATAATAGTCTGATGCCATTCTTTTGGAAAATCTAAAGTTTCCCCAGAAGCTGTAAAATCTTCAAACGGACGTTGGTATACAATTTTAATGGTTTTTCTAGAAGCCGCTGTTGTATCTGGTGTAGGCCAAATTTTAATTTCTCCCAGATTGATTTTAGGCTGATAAAAAAAGTGTACAGGACTACCGCTAGTATTAATAGAAGGATATCTGTTATACTCATAAATGCTCCCAATATGCATATCTAGGCGTGTATCATCTGCCGTGTCTAACAATACAGCTTGAGAAACCTTAAGAGGAAATGGTGTATTCAGAGCCTGACCAACACCAATTGTATAGGTAGCTTGTCCAGCAGTGAGTGAAAAAGTGTATTCATTACGGGCCCATAAAGGCATACCTATAGCTTGTAGCTCTGCTATAACAGCATTAAGAGCCTCAGCACCATTAGTATAGTCTACACTATCAGGTGTAGCATTTTTATCATAACGAGCAAGTTTACGAATAGCCGCAGCAATAAGCTCATTACGGGTTAGCTGCCAAAGTGTACTTCCTGAAGTAGCCATAAAATCTCCTTAAAAAGTAGCCCTAGAAACATAACCAGCAGTTACACAACCAGCTACAGCATAGCTTGGTACAGCTTGTCTCCCAATTTCAGTACAAACCTCCACAAAAGTATCTGTGCCAAAAGGACGTACAAAATTAGGAACAAGTCGTTCAGGTTTAATTCGAATTGTGAGTTGTGGATGTTTTGTTTCATAGTCCTTTTCACAAACCATAAGACCATCCCAACGCTTCATAACTTCCGTGTTTTGGAACCGGAAGCCACAAACATCACAAATGACACTCCAAGTACCTACACGAAATTTACTCATGGATGTGTACTACGTGTTCTAATGAGCTGGTCTAAGCGCTCCCAGAGCTCTTTCTTAAAATCACGAAAGTCATCTTTGAGCATTGCACGATCACGTAAAACATCATGCTGTTCTTGTAAGTCTTTAAACTTTTCTTTGTTATTTATAATTGCCTGATTCTGAAAAAACATAATTACTCCCATCAATCCATTTATAATAAATAGAACAATTGATATATCCATAATACTCCAAACAACTATTTTTTAGGTAGTACTTTTAAAAGTGTATCTACATTGTTTACTTTTTGAATTCTATTTGTGTTTAATGTACATAAACCAAAACCAGGTTCAACTGCAGAATCAAGTAGCTCATATACATATATACTATGAATAGGAACAGGCGACTCTCTAAGCTGCTCAAGGCCGTCTTTACCCCATACACTAGTTGCTCCAGAATTAGGATGACCGTTAATTTCATTAATAGTAATGGGTTTACCATATCTTAACATCTCATCATGCCAAGAACCACCAAACTGCCAATCACTTAAATTACTATTACTACCAGGTTCAAAATATAAATGGTATCCAATAATATCAGGGTCTATTCCTTTAGTTTTTAACCAAGGGATATATTTATAATTATTATTTAACGAACCAACTATAATTTTAGTAGTAGGAGAATACTTTCTAATAGCATCATATTCTCCTTTCATCAACTCAGCCCACTCATTTAGTGCCGTAGTGTTATACTCGGCTAAAGTTTTACCATTTTTCCAAAGCATTCCTACTTTTTGAGTGACCTCGTTCTCAATCTCAATTTCTGGTATTATTGTAGGCACAGCCTCAATTATATTTTTTACTAATGTATAACCCTGGTCATACCTACCCTGAGCTGTATCTGGAAATGTCCCTTTATCTGTCCTATTACCATTAAATGGAAGTGTAATAACTACTTGTGTGTAAATATCTCTATCTTTGCATAAAGCTATTACAGTTTTTAATCGTTCTATTGGATTTGGTCTTTCTGTAGTATTTACCATACTACCTCCAGCATCCATACGAATAGCATTAAATCCCAAAGTGGCCACAGCATTAATAACTGCGGGAGCATTATTCCAAACATAAGGATCTGGTGTACCCCATGGCTTAGAGTGAATATTTACTCCCCTAATAGACGACATAAACATTATGGGTCCATCCAAACTTTTAGAGCACGTAGTGTCAAAATGTTTGAACCTGCTCCTGCAGTACCAAATCTAAAATCACAAGTTATGACTTGAGATACCGCTGTGTTAATAGTTGCTGCTGTATAAGCCGGAGCTGATGATCCAAATACACCCGACTGTCCTTGCCACCATCCCAACGCGGTAGTTGAGTTTATTACTTGTGCCTGCAGCAGACCCCTGAAATCTTGTGACCCGGCTGGATTATAGCTTTGATTATTAATAGTAGCACTATCCCACAACCACCTAATTTCTTTACTTCCTGCTACAGAGTTATTGCAAGATAGTATATAATCACATCTAATGGCGGAGCCATTGTACATTAAACCTGCTGGTAGAGTTACAGAAACTCCGTTTTGCCATGCTGTATCTGTGTCTGTTTTTGTAATAGAAGTAGTTTGATTTAATAGCGGTACTGGGGCTATAGGCCGCCATATACTGCCACTAGTCCATGTCATCAATGCACCTGGAGAAATACCTATGTCAGTAACAAGAAGTACATCTCCCACATTAGCAGAGGTAGGCCTAGCAGCCCATGTGCTAGAACCAATATAATTACTACTGCCTCCTGAAACCCTAGAATTTACAATAGTAGGCATTTTAGATCCCCATCTTCACAGCAACTGAAAGCCCTGTACCACTAGCGCTAGAAACAACCGCTCTGATATATTTCCAAGGTGCATTCTGTGTAATAAAACCATCACTAGCTGAGGTAGTGCCTGAGAGTGTAATAACTCCTAGCGAAGTAGCTATGGCATTTACACCATCATTAGAACATTGTAGTGTTACAGTTGCTGCAATAGAGCCTGTACCTGTAGCAGTTGCTTGAATTGAGGCATCAGGGCTGTCTTTATACTGCCAAGTACCAGTTCCATCAGCAGTAAATGCTGTTGTTGAAGGTCCAGGAAGATCTACCACTTTACCACATTTTACCCATACATTACTCATTATTTATTCCCCCAAGGAAAAAAGCTCAGCCAATGTGAGCCTATGTAAACTAACGTTCTGAGACGTACCGGAGATAATCTACTGTGTTAACAGCAGCTCCAGCACCATCACCATTTAATACACCAATAAAAGGCGCGAGAGCAACACCTGTTGGAACAGTAGACGCAGCACCAGACCATAGCAAAGAGAGCTTCCCATCAACATAGGCACGTAATTTTACACCGTCGTATTGAATGGCTAGGATATGCCAAGTGTCTGCTACCATACTCCGTGCACCAGCTTGTACAGTTGTACCACTATTACCTGCATCTGACAACATACCAGTAACAGCAGAACCATCCAAGATACCAAATGAAATAACGTTAGCTGCTGTAGTAGTCCAGAGATCCTCTGGATTTGTAGTTGCTGTTAAATCGGTTAAGCCAAACTGAACAGCGTTGTCTGTAACATCACTAGTACGAACACGCATCTCCATAAAGAAGCGCTTACCTACAGTAAGTTGAATAGCCTTAGGCATGTAAACTGCAACACCCTCAGACGCAGTAGCATCTGACATTAGAAGGGCACCATTGGCCCCCAGAGCTGCTGTAGTAGAGGCAACTGCAGTAGCACCTGTATCAATAATAGCTGCTGTCCAGCCATTAGGGACGTTGGTAGTAACCAAAGATGTAAAATCATCAAAGAGTACTTGGAATTCTGTGCTAGGAACCATACCCATACCTGAGCGATATGCATAAGGACCTTGCGGACTAGCTGTCGCATGAACAATACTACCACTAATACCAATACCATTTAGAGCCATATTTTTCTCCTTCAAAAATAAAGGGCCTCTCACCCTATCCGTGTGTTTAAATTAACACATAAGTTTATATTTACATCTTTGTTTAAGCACCAGGTGAGGCATAAGCTCCACGAGGATCTGTCCAACCAGCAACGAAACGCATACGACCCATATACTTCAAGTTAGTAGTATCAAAGTCGGTAGTGTCATCAAAACTATCAGCAACACGCTCAAAAGTCTTAAGGCCGTCAGTAGCATTGGTCTTGATAAACCAAGCATCTGCATCAGTCAAATAATGATTGACAGACATTTCAGGAATAATACCTAAAGTCTTCAAAGCATTCAAATCGTTATTAGCAGTACCAACACGACCATCAGTCTTCAAAATACGTTGTGCCTCAAACACCAGTTCTTTAGGAACAATGAGGCGTTTAGCCATAAATTTTTTCTTGTTACCACGGTCATCGGTGAAACTAGAAATATCAATTGATGCTTGCTCAAGAGCAGCTTCAGACAAGTCAGCAGCAACAGCCAAAGTATTACTAAAAGTACCACCTGAGAACATAGGGTGGCTAGTAGAAAATAGTTCTTTACCATCAGCACCAACATATGAGCTATTAAACCCACGGTTTAGCACATTAGCATGAACAACTTCCTTGGTTTCACGCATTGACTCAGCCAGAGCTGAAGCACGTTTTTGGCCAATGATACCATACTGGTCATCCTCAATCATTTCCTTGGTGATGATAAAACCAAGGGTATAGGTATCATGACGATAGCGAGCGATAAACCCTTGACGTGCACTGTCATAACCAGTAGCAGCGCCTTCAGGCTTAATAGCAAACAAACCAAACCCTGAGAAACCAACTTCTTCTTCAAAGTTTTTATCGGATGTAAACTTGTCAAAAATATCTAGATACTCAACAGGCCATGCATCATAAGCGTCACCCCACCATTTACGTACACCAGGCCAGCCTGGTGATTTTCAACACAGATTGTTATTCTGTATCCGAAACAAAAGTTGGTTCTTTTGTTCCTGCTAACGATTGCTCGTTAGAGAAGACTATATCATCATCCAAACAGGCATTAATCTCTGCTTGGAGTCCACCGCTTCCATCCACTTGGATGTACTCTGTTCCCAGATAGTCGTTGAACTTTCCGAGAAGCACATAACCTTTACACGCTTTAGCTTTCATCCAGTATGTGTAGTGCTTACCTTTTATAGTGTAAGTTCTTTTGTATGGATTGTATGTGTGCCACAAATTACCTTCGTTAAGGTTATGTTCACGACAAAACTTTTTCCAGCCCTCTACTATATGTACTGTTTGATCTGGAAACCTTACAATGTACTTTTCCAATTTTTTAGGATTGTCAACACCTTCACCACCAACGGTATTATTGTAACCATTGTTGTATGTATCATATTCCTTGATAAATTGTTTTTCAAGTTCACTTAAATCTTTTTTATTTAAACAAGAACATAGTTCTTGCCATTCAAAAGATTCCCACCCATATTTGTTGATTGCCAGATAAAAGGCTTGTTTTTTATTTTTATCTGGATTTCTAGAGTTAAGCCAATGTTTGTGTTTTCGTTGACCTAAGTCTAAAGTGGTTAAACCAATGTAAGATTTACCGTTTATGGTATTTAAAGCTCTATAAATAATCATGTGCCTCCCGGCTTAGCTGCGGATTGTCCATAAGGATGTCCCCGCAATTCGATGGATTTTTAAAAGAAGATTACTCTTCAGTGCCCCCTGGCTATTTAGTTAAGGGCTTTTGCGAAATTACTTGTATTAATTGTACTCATACTCTACATTCCTTTATTATACACCAGCAATGCTAGGAGCATATTGATGTGTATTAATCATTACTAAAACCTCGGCAGGGCGTGCTGTAGAAGTCACATCTTGATCTGGAGAATCAGTAAAACCCATAATCTTCAAGGGAAGAGTATTTGTAGTATTTACAGTAGAACTGTCTACAGTCATTGTAGAAGCACCTGGAGCAGTAGTTGCAGCCGATCCTACAGCAATTGCCACATTCAAACCAATACTAGCAGCAGCAATAACACCACCAACCGCATCTTGTGGTGCAGCAAAGATAATATCAGGTGAGTCTGCTACAAGCACAGTGCGTAGAGTAGACGCTAGTCGAATGTTAGGGCTATTAAGATTGGCGGGATCAATGTCAAAACCAACGACAGCTCCGACAATAGCACCAGAAGTAGTAATAGTTGAGCGCTCAACTGCGGGATACATACCAAGAGCAGCCGAGTCAGAAAGAACAACCAAATCACCTACGTTAATAGCACCTGTTTCCGATGCTGATACCATATAACGATTTACTTGTCCATTAAAAGGCGCACCTGTGAGGTGCTTTTCAGGCCGAAAGCCTGCAAGTACGTTTGCCATATAAAATTTCCTTCTTGTTTAAAAGCCCTTATGTTTAGATTCAGGCTCAAGTTTTGCATTAATATCTTCAGAGAGCTTATCAATATGAATATGCTTCTCCTGCTGATAATATTCGTAATCCTCTTTAGGAATGCGCATAGTAACTCCAGTAGTACCACCACCTAAAGATACAATACCAGTTTTACCAATACCTTTCCCAATGTCCGCTCGATTGTCACCAAGTTCAACACCAGGGACAACTTCATATCCCATTCTTTTCATATCCTCAATTCGAAACATCCTAGACTCATTATCTACGGCTACCACTCGGTATACAAAGTTAGGGTCTTGGTTTGCAATAGTGAGGCGATTGCGTGTGCCTGGACTGGGACGAACAGGGCGCTTTGCTGGCTCTTTAGTTGTAAGTGTACGCTCGGACATATCAATTCTCCATTTTCTTTAAATCAGCGATGTATTGTTCTTTGGTCATTACTTTGGACCTTTCTAGTGTCTTCCATACTTTTTCTTGTTCTGGTGACATCTTAAAAACACTACCTCCTGATTTAGGTGTTGTTTGTTTGCCTGTTGCTTCTACAGCAGATGGCCTATCTTTATTTGGGTTTCTAAATTTGTTAGGAAACTCTTCCTTTACCGCTGCCTCGATTTTAACAAGGGCCTCTTTCTGTGTTAGGCTACCTGCACGAACGTCAGCAGCAAGGCGATTACCCAACTGATCTGCAAAGACTTTCATGTGGGGTTGGTTGTTATACCAAGGATTACGGTTGATCCAGGATTGTAGTTCTGGATGTATTTGTGGAGCCTCAGTATTAATTTTTTCTGTGGCCTCAATAAACGCCTGTTTTTCAGACTCAAGCTCTTCTTTTTCTGCTTCAAGTTGAGTATATTTTTCTACATCACCATCTGCAATAGCACGATTTTGTTCTGCCTTAAGTTCTTTCATTGCTTTATTAAAAGCATTTTGCTCAACATGAGAATAATGCTGTTTAAGGGCTTCAATAGCTTGTTTTGTTGTTTTATTTTCATTTTTAAGAGTTTCGATTTTGTCATAAAGAGATTTACGACCTACAAACTCTTTAGCATCAATAAACAAACTCTCGTCGCCTTGAAACTCCTCCCTAGGCCTCCAGCCGAGTTCCATTGCTTGTACTTCTACGGCAGAGTATTCAGGAATAGTTTGTTCAACAGAGCCCTCTTGTGGGCTAGCTTCATTTTCTAGAGGCATATTTATTCCTTAGTTCCAGACAAAATTGCAGCAATATCACCATCATTCAATAGCAAGAAAACCTCGTCGTTTTCAGGGTCATCAATGTACATACCACCGTGACGTACATAAGCTACCAGGTCCCCCACTTTAACCCAAGGAGTACCGTCAGCATATTCCTTATAAGCAGTTTCTCCCATAGCAACTACAACACCAGTAGAAACACCAATTTGCTTCTTCTTTGTTGCATCTTCTGGAATAACAATACCAAAGACACTGGCTGCTTTATACACTTGGTCTACATCTTCAAGTTTTTGGGGTTTTACAAGGACATGATGCCCTGTCGGTTTGATTGCCATTATGTATTTTCCTCATCAAAGGTTGTATCTAAAGTATCCTGCATAGCCATAAAATATCCTTGTAGATAACGCACTCGCTGATCTGTGATATCCTGGGCTGTAAGTAGGTCTTTAGTGGCTTCTAGTCTTTCTAAAAGCCCATTCATAAACGCCCTAGTTACTGGGCTGTTTTTCCACTCTTGGATTTCTGACTTAGTGATAATTTTGCTTTCTCCTTAGTGAGGTGCAAGTTCTGGTTGTGCTTTTGTTGATTGTGTATCAACTGTTGGATATGATCTGCTTGTGCCTGGGCAGAGAATATTTTTTGTTTGTGGTCTTCAACTGCAGCCTGTGTTTGAGCAAGTGCTGCTTTATCTTGCATATCTTGTGCTTTACTCATACCATCCATAGCAATCTTTGCCACTGTAGATATGGTATCAAGCTTCATCTTCCTATCAGCAATTTCTGCCTTTTGAGCAAGCTCCTGTTGTTTAAGTTTACCCTTCATATCCATCTCTAACATTTTTGGATCTGGCGGAGGGGGTGGTGGTTGCCCTGTTTCTTTAACTGAAGGTATTAGAAGTTCTTCGTAGTTCGGTTGCTCCTGTGTTTCCAAAATACGTAGACCAACTTTAACAGGATCTAAAATACCCATAGGCATAAGTTCCATTAGACCCTGAGCTTTCATCAGTTTCTCTGTATCTGACATTGCGTTTGGATCAGCTCCAGGACAAATATCATAATTATCATCAGAAAAATCTTCAGGACCAATTGCCTCATCAAGCACGGCTACATAGGTGTTTGGATCAATATAGGTCTCATTAAGCTCATAAATCTTGTAAAACTCACTAGCCAGTGAGCGATAAATACGCTTATAAACAGCAGTAAATACCTTCATACCCTGCTCAATGGTAGCCATTGTAGTTGTAGCAGGAGTGTTTTGACCTGGACTCTTACCAACAAAAATCTCGGCTACTGAGGCAAGTTCTTTACCTGAGGTAATAAGTGCTTGCATAAGTTGCAACAACACAGGGCTAGGCTCTTTGGTTGGCAAAGGCACAATTTGTTTACGCAAATCATCACCAGTGCTATTTACAGGCTTCCATTCGTTAGGTCTAAACTCGTAATCACCAGACTTAATACGTAACCCTTTACCAATAAATCCACCAGCAAGAGTGTTTATTGTACCCGCGTCTGTTAGTTGATTGATGTGAGTATTAATTGCCTCATTAAGAGGACCTAGAAGATTACCAAAGCCAATGTCATAGAAACTACCATCAGGGTTAGGTACAAAACTAAACTTGGTATAATATTGAATTGGGGTGATCTTTGATATTTGCCCGTCTTTATTTGTTTCAATGTCTTCCTTTTCAAATCTTACGGAGATGCGTAATACTTTACCTGTATTACGATGAAACACCACAATATATGGCTCAGCATATCCATCATCATCCATATCAATGTAGGTGTGCTGCTCCACAAAAGTATAAGGAGTAGCATCATCTACACGAGGGTGAGAGCGATTGTCATCTTTATCTGGAATAGCATTTTGTGTACCTAGATCAATATCTAAGTAAATACCTTGACGTTGCCGTTCTTTAAGTGCACGAGGTGTAAGAGTAAAGATTTCACTAATGCGCTCAGCTTCGTCTAGTGTTTTTGTCCAATTATCTACAACCAAGTTTTTAGGGAGAACTAGACGAGAAGAAACCTTCTCTGTGTTAGCATCATAATAGGTTTTCTTAAACATGGTGCCAGCAATAGGGAGCATAATAAGGAGTTTGTCCATATCTTCTTCCCAGTTGTCCATATTCTTTAAGATTTGCCAGGACATGTAGGTAGAAACTCTATCTGCCTTATTCTTTTTCTCTCCTGTTGGATCTTTACCTACAACAACAGTTTTTACAATTTTACCATTTGATGGTACAAGAGCTGGATAAGCACGTGCTGCAAACTGCATAGCAGATGTTGATAACAAAGGATATTTAACATTTGAGCATCCTTGCCATGGAAAACTTTTGTTTTCCCGAATTTGCATAGCAAGCTTAGTATAAGCATCTAAATCAGAAACCCAGTCTTCCCTAGAGGAAAAATCGGCTTCAAATCCTTCTAGACACTCCCTACCAATATCTTTAAGTTTTTGTTCATCTAGACCGTCAGCAAGATTGAGGGCGTAAACAGTACGCTCTATACTTTCTTCTTCTGGACCCTCAGCATCAGGCATTTCAACTTCACTGCCTTCAATACCCTGTGATGTTAGATCTTCCATCTCTCCTGTCATATTGTCGGTTTGTTCGTAGTTCATCAAGCCAGTTTTCCTCGTCTTGTTCCTCTGGGCTGTTGGCCTCTACGAGGTGGTTAAGTAACATCCCTAAATATGCAAGACAATCAACTTGGTCATCATGCGTATCTCTAGGAAACCGTAAACATTCTTCCTCTAAAGCAGCATACCAATCCGCCTGCTTATCAAAAAATACAGTGTTGCATTGCATGCGCGCACGGATAGAGCTAGTGCGCATAATTTTATCTTTACCGCCGTGTTTTAGTTGGTATAGGTTTAAAAATACACCCGTTGTAATCATCTCTTCCCGTAGAAAGGGTCCAATTGCTTTAGATACCTGCATTTCCTCAATACCCACAACATCGGGGTTATAAACACGCTGAAGCTCAATAAGCATGTCAACAATTTCCCGTGGGTCTAATCGCTCACGGATAACATTTTTGATGTGTATGCGTTTATACTCATCTACACCAGCAACCATAAAAACTGTGTAATCGGCCTTACTATGTTGATCTACAGCCAAGTCAGCAGCAATGTAGTAGTTGAGGTTGCATTTATGCATCTCATCTGTTATTTCACAAAAACTATTACGCTTAAATAAAGTGTTTGCTGAATCTAACGGAATGTTGAGCATTTCCTGGCTATACGAGTCTGGGCTACCATCAGCACAGAGTGTATCGTAATAGTCCTGTAGCTTCTGCTTGGGCCAGCGAGTGGGCCATAAAAGGTGCAAATAGTCATCACTATGTGCACGATATTTCACACTGCGCCATCCACCAATGTTTACTTTACTAGATAGTTTTAGAGGCTCTATAATACTGTCTTTATGACTGGGCTTAGGCATACGTCGTTCTAGCAGGCTGTCCATGTGTAGGATAGTGCCCACCATACGTATTTTACCTTTAGAGCTACGCATTGGAAAAACAGCCTTGTTAAACCAATTTCTAAGTTTTTCTCTACGCTCTTTATTAAGAACAGCCTCATCTTCCTCAAGGTCATCACAGATGATGAGATCAGGGCGAGTACCATCCCAGTTGAGCCCTCGAATTTTCTGTTCTGCGCCACGGGCAACTACCCTAAAGCAATAACCATCATCCATCTTTACAATTAAACTATCTTCTGTGTCTTTTACAAACTTAACATCACCTTTTTCATCTCGCTGTAAACCAAACAACTCAGCAATGTTTGTATTATTTTGTAGTTGATTTTTTATAGATGCAATCATACCATTTGCTAAGTCAATAGTGGCAGATAGAATTAGTAGATATTTACTTTCCCTAAATAAAAGGGAAGTAAGGCCGTACGATAGAGTAACGGCTGTTGTTTTTGCGTAGCCCCGTGGGGCGGCAATTGCAACAAGTGGATGAGGGGAGCAGCACAGCTCCCACATCTCTTTATGAAAATCTGGTGTTTCTGTTGCACCCTCAAACCCAGAAGCAAGGACAGTTTTTACAAATCCTGTTATTAGGTCAGGAGTGAGTCTTGTCATTTAGTAACACCCTTTACTTTTTCGTAGCTACGATAAGCACCAAGTCCCAACATACCAAACAACATTGGCATCATCTCAGAAAGATCTAGTTTTGGAAATGGCATTGGGTGCCCCATCATCCCAGCAATCCACTCAGCCAGTGGTCCAACAACAAACTGAATGGCAAACCCAGCACCGCAAGTCCAACCGATGCCCGGCCTCCACCCTGATACAAAAAGATTGGGATTGGCTGCTTCAATAGCATTGATGTCGCTTTGTTTGGTAGCAAGCTCTGTGTCAGCAGCTAGTTTTGCTAGCTCACCGCTTTGCTGCAGCTTAAACAGCTCTAGCTGCGCTTTTGCTTGGTCGGCAGGGTCAGGCCACAGGCGCTTGATTAGAGAGTCCCCTAGGCCCGTTAAAACGCTTACAATCGATAGTGGGTCCATGTCAATACTTTCCCCATAAGACAAACGGATAGAACCTAGTTCTAAACCTAATGTACCAAGCCCCACCCAATTTTGTTTTGTAGGCAAATGTAATCCAGGGCCAACGCCAAGTCCTTGGAGTAGTGATGTTTAGACCACGTACAACCTCATCACCCTCATGTCTAAAAGAAATCATTATTTTCCCTTTTTGCTTCTTTGGCTCTTTAAGCTACTGTCCGAGTTGCGGCTGAAACTTCTATTTGCTGAAGCTGCTACAACACGGGTGTTGCTCTTTGCATTGCTACCACCCCTACTAAGGGGTTTAATGTGGTCCAGATCCTTACCGTCGCCTTTAGAGGTGCGTCCGTCAGCATTAGCTTGGTTGCGAGCAATAGTACGCAGAGACCTACGTTTGCGTTGTTCTGGTTTGGAGTTGTAGAGTTCGTTTTCACGTTTATAGTCGCGTTTCCCATCTTTCATGAAAGGCATATTATTCCTTTTTTTCCTCTACAAAAATAACATCGGTGACCTGTACAGGAGTCTTGTTTTTTACAGCGTCCTCAAAACTCTGAGCTAGCTTTTGTAGTTTTTGTTCAATGTTTTCCTGAGCCACTGTGTAGTTTTCATGTGTAGCAATTTCAATACGCTTGTCAATGAGGTCAGTGGATACTTTCAAAGCATCTTTCATACTCACGGGTTTACGCACGAGTTTAGCTAGCTTGGTGTCATAAATCCAATCGCCCTTGTCAAGCCTATCCTCAACAACCAGCAAAGATTTATCCACTAGGGTTTTCATGGAGGAGGAGAGAACAATGTTTTCCTCAGCACGGAGCTCTTTTTCAATATTTACCCACCACTCCGTGGCACGCCAAGTAATGATGGTTGGACGAGGAATTTTCAGAAGCTCAGCCACACGAGTGATGTTACCTAGCTTGATGTAAGTAGTTACACACTCAATCTTTTGGCTGTCAGACCAGCGTGTTTTATCAATGGCACGAGCAGGACGTTTACGTCTACTAGGCAACGTTTTTCTGTGAGGATCGTCAGAGAGAGCCATGTTTTCCTTTGAAAATAGTCTTTAGATATATTATAACACAAATAAGTAGAAATAGCAATAGTATATACCCTAAGTATAGGGGTAAACACCAATGATAAAGACGGGACACCGTCGTCTACGACTTCTTTTTGGACACGAAGTTTTCTTCAGCAGCGTGTTCCTCTTGACAGATGTGATATAATAAAAACACTATATAGTATAAAAGCAATAGAGATAGCTTTTTATAGCTCTTTGTTGAGCTATAAGCTATCTCTTTCTTTTTAAGAGAAAGAGAAGAAGAAGAAGAAGAAGAGGAGGAGGTAGACGACGACAATAAAAAAAAAAGAAAACGCGAGAAAAGAAAGCCAATGCCGACCTTAGGGAGGCAATAAGCAATGCTGTTTAAATCGCTTTAAAGGTACCTAGAAGCTCTTGTTAAGACCTTCAAGCTACCCTCATGTGGGTAAGACCATTAAATCGCTTGTAGCTCGTTTAAATCGGTTTGTTCTTTTAAACCTACTTTCTAGGTACATACCCTTAGAAACTAAGACTACAAAAAAAATAAAAAATTGTACAAGCTTCTTACCCCAAATCCACATAGAAACAAACTTTCCCCCCTACCCCCTATACAAAACAGTATTGTTTTCCTAAAGCCACATGAATTTATATACTTTTTATGAAAATGTTATAAACCTTCAAGTTCTTGTATAAATCCATAACGAAGGTATAAAATACCTATAAGTCCTTGTTTTATAGTAAATAAGAATGATTCTCATTTAGATTTAGAGGGGTTTTAGTTAGTTGTATAGACCAACTTATATAAACAAACACTTACACCACATATGACAATATTTGTCACTATTGTATTAATATGACAAAATACGTCACTAAGATGTGACGTAAAGTGTCACAATATGTCGTTTAAACCACTAAAACAGGGGTGGCACAACATGTGCATCTGTGTCAGCATCAACTTGTTAGGACATCATGAACACCAACCTACGTAAATACTTACTGTTGCTGGCTTGCTGCCTGTCTGCCTGCGGTCCCACACCATCATCTCAGAGTCCAGGTGAGGCAGAGATGCCACATCGCTACGGCCCTGACAAGCACGGTGTGGTCTGCTATCAGTTCAGAGGCCGCCAAACAAGCTTGTCTTGTGTACGTGTAGACATTGACGACTAAGGGTTTGTCCTAATGTACAGTGGGGTGAAGTAGCCGATGATACAGACATAACAACCAGAAAGCGAACCATGATCGCAAAAGCCGAACTTGCTCATATCATCTAACCCGGAGATTAACATGATTGAATACTGGCCCACCAAGACCCAAGGCACCGACATCGTCTATGTAAAACACGGTGTTGTAATCTACCTCGGAACATTGTGGATATACCTCTACTCCGCCGAAGTATCTACTATAAAAGAGCTTGTGGAGAGAGCTATTAGGAAGAAGATAAACCTCAGTGATGCTATCCTCAATTGGGCTATCCTCCGTGGTGCTAACCTCAGTGGTGCTAACCTCTGTGGTGCTAACCTCAGTGATGCTGACCTCAGTGATGCTAACCTAACCTCTGTGGTGTCATTGGACTGATATAATCGCACCCTACAACTGGCCTTGGCATTTAGGAGAAAACATCATGCGTCAAGTTATTGAAACCAAATACCTCGCTCCCACCAACAACAGAGGTTCACGTATTAAGGCATCATGTCAAGGAGGTAGTATCACCGTGCCATTTGATTATAGCCTAAATACCAATGATAGGCATCTAGCCGCCGCAGTTGCTTTGGCTGAAAAACTTGAGTGGAAGGGTGAGCTTAAGGGTGGTTGGCTGCCAAATGGTAATGGTGTGTTTGTTTTTGTTTAACTTCTAAGGAGAACATTGTGCGTAAATATACCAACAGGTTAATTGAGATGTGTGAATATGGTATGGTTAGCTGGGAAACCCTGGCACGTGAATGCTTACAATACATGTCTGAAGATGATGTGCAGGACATGAGCCATGTATTTACTGCAGACTTCGCTGATGATGAGGAGGACTATGATGATTGAATTTTGGCCTACTAAAACAGATGGTGTACACATTGTGCTTGTACATAATATGGTTGCTAAACAAATAGGAGTGTTATGGATATAGTAGCACCCTACAACTGGCCTTTCCCCACCTACCTCGGCAAGCCAATAACAAGTAGGGAACGCAAGCCTAAAGGCCTTGTTGTTGTGAAGCAGGTAAAGCCTGCCCTGCCCTCCGCTCCTTATTGAATCACCACATCGCAACCAAACTTGAAAGCACACCATGAAAAGCATCTTACAAATCATCACAGGTGGTATCGTATTTGCATTGTGTATGTTGTTTGCTTCAATCCAATCGTGCCATGCCAGTGAACTGTGGACAATCTAATCGAGAAATTCAACATCACTCTCAAGGAGACAACATGATACTACCAGAAAACTTTGACTTCAGAGACCTTGACAACCTACCCGAAGTTAGCTACACTACGTGGGAGATATACGAAGAAGCATGCAGATACCTTGAACTAATGGAGCATGTAAATGAAACCAATTCCTAGCGCATGGCTTGTGGTCTATCAATTTAATGGTGTTAGGGCCACTTATGTGACTCTAGATCGTAGCAGCGCTGAGCAGTTTGCAGTGAGACAGCGTGGCACGGTACATCCTCTATATACAAGGGAGTATTAAATGAACATCTACCATCGCTACACCAAAGAAGTCCTCTACTCCGCCGAAGTATCTACTATGAAAGAGCTTGTGGAGAGAGCTATTAGGGAGAAGATAAACCTCCGTGGTGCTGACCTCAGTGATGCTAACCTCCGTGGTGCTAACCTCAGTGGTGCTAACCTCAGTGATGCTAACCTCCATGGTGCTATCCTCAGTGGTGCTAACCTCAGTGGTGCTAACCTCAGTGGTGCTAACCTCTATGGTGCTATCCTCAGTGGTGCTAACCTCCGTGGTGCTAACCTCAGTGGTGCTAACCTCAGTGGTGCTAACCTCTATGATGCTAACCTCAGTGGTGCTAACCTCAGTGGTGCTAACCTCAGTGGTGCTAACCTCTATGGTGCTAACCTCCGTGGTGCT